ATAAAAATTACACCATTACTTATTGCCATCTTGTTTATCCTTGTACTCTATAACTTCACCTAATAACCAAAAAGGTTTCTCTATTATTTGTCTTGCTCTATTAAGTGCATTTTCATAAGTAGTATCAATAAGTCTAATAACTACTTTATCTTCTAGGTTTCCTAGTTGGTCTTTTTTATCGTATCCTACTAAATGAAATACTAGATATGTCATAAGCCTTGCCCTACTATGTAACCATCATAATTTCCTGCTGATGTGCATATAAAACCAAATGTGTCAGTTTTATCACCTGTTGTTGTAAGTGTTGGCTCTACACCACCAGCCCATTTGATTGTTGAAAACCAAGTTACTGTTCTACTTCCTGGTCCATCTTGTGTAAGTCTTATAATAAATGTTTGTCCTACATCTGCATTACTTAGTGCTAGTGTTCTATTACCACCCAAAGTAACTGTGAATACATTACTTGTATCCAAATCAAAAGTTATTGTTGCACCATCACTTGATGTAACTAGGTTTTGTTTTGTTACTTTAGGATCTAAAACCTCAGCTGTAACATTGCCTGTTGTACTAATAACATTGCTTACTGATGTAATTAGGTCGTTATACATACCAACAGTAAGTACAGTATCTACTCTTGCTTGGTCTGAGTGTGATTGTGCTATTGTGCCATCAACACCTCTAGTACAACCTGTTAGCTGATTACCTGTTATTCCTGTATAAGTTATTACTTCTCTACTTGCTGGTGTAGAGGTACCATTTGCATCAAGTCTATCTACTACTATTGCACCAGGGAAGTTTAAATCACTAGCGTCATTTAGGTTAATAGTATCTTGACTTGAGTTTATTGACCCATCTAAGTTCAACTGAACAAAGTTTTTGCTGGGTGCTTTATAAAATGTTGTCACGAAGTTACCCTCCATCCTTTGCCTTTAAGTCCTCTACCTATTGGTCTGACTTGTAGTTGAATACCTAAAAGCTCAAAATTACTACCTTTTTTATTTGTCTTAATTATAATCTGTACTCTTCTTGCTATCTTATTTACAGATAACCATTTAACAAGTTCATCAAATCCCGTAACTGTTGTGGTACCTGAGCTATCACCCCATAGAGTAGTACCAAAGGTATCCCAACCCCAACCTGATGATCCTTGTGTTTGTGCTGAGTTGATTGTAAAACTTCTAATTGTTTGAGTTTGCCCTTCTCTGTTCTCAACTCTAAGTTCTACCGTTACCTCACCCTCAACATTTGTCCAAACAGAGTACACGTCTTTTAATGTTTTATAAACTGACCAATCTCCAAAATCTTCTTTTTTAGTTCTTAGTGTCATATTGATTGCAGAACCATTGTCTGAATCATACTCATTAGATAACTCATAAACATATGGGCTATCATCAGAACCTAATAAATATCTCTCTCTACCATTATCATCAAAATATACAAGTGCTGTGTTTGCATCAAAAGTCCAAGGGCCAAGCCAAGCAAATCTTTCTCTGTCATAAACTACTGCTTGATTTAGTCCTGGTATTATCACTATGTATTTAAAACCAGCATATACTGCTATTGCATCTCTTAGTTGCTCTGCTGTTAGATTTTCAAAGTACGGGCGTATTACTGCACTTATTTCGTTTGTTCTAAGAACGTCAGCTAAAATGTTAGGTTCATATCCTATTGCATAGACGCCTTTTCTTGTTAAATAAAATATATCTTTCTCAACTGCTTGTATTGTCTTTGGTGCAATACATCCAAGTGCTGCTGTAATTATTGTTGCAGAAGGTTGTGTTACTACAAAGTTGCCAACAGTTAGTTGTGATAGTGCCACATCCCAAATACTCTTTTCTTTAAATGCAATTATTCTACTACCAAAACCTTTTACTGCTTTTATAGGGTCACCTGCATCTGGTTCTATTCGTAGATAATTACCACCACTAGCAACATCTGTTTTCTCGTGGTTAGGTACTCTACCTGTTATTACCATCTTTGACTCATCTCCTGGTATATCTGAGTAGATTAGCCTATCGTCATACCTTTCAATGTTACCTGCTACAATTCCACCTGTTGAATCTGCAAGTGGTGGGAATGTAAACTCAGCAGGTATTAGCGACCCGTCATCTACAAATGAGGTTTCTGGTGCATATACTTTTGAAATAAATCTCTCATCACCTAGGTTTCTTCCAAAGATTCCATACCCTTCAATAACCCCTGACGCAGCAGAAGCTGGTGTCCAAGATATTCTAACTGCACCATCTGTTAATGATTCTGGTTGGTTGTCTAATTCAAAAGCTGTTGTTGCTAAGGTATCCCCATTTACTGTAATTGTATTAACTCTATATGAGTATCTTGATGTACCAGAAGCACCTGATATTTGTGTTGCAAATACATTAGTAGGCTGAGCTACTGTTGGAAATCCTGTTAAAGACGACCCGTCATACTTAACAACTTCTCTTTGAGTGGTTGCTATATAGACATTATCGTTTAATTGAGTCATTGATACAGGGTAACCTGATGCCCAAGAAGCACCTGTTCTAACTATGTAACTTGCACCAGATTTAACTGTTAATGTACCAGCATCTGTTATTGCGAGAAGTTCGTTAGTACCATCTGATTTGTAGTAACCAGCAAGTCCTCTAACAGCACCTGTTGCATTTGCCATATAGTATGTACCAAGCCCCCATCTTTTTGTAGGAGTACCACGACCAATAAGCATTATGTTATCAGCCTGTGCCATAGCATCTTTTGGTATCTCGGTTTCTTTTAGTAGTAAGTTAAGACCTCTTCTAAAATTATCCCAATCACCTACAATAAGTTTTGGTGGGTTGTAACCTCTATCTCTTAAATCAAATAGTGCCATTAGTCACGACCAATTCTAAAGCCATATCTTGTTTCTTCAACAGTTCTAATTCTTGAATTATCATTCTGAGATTCAGTATGTGTTGTTTCTCTTTTAAGCATTCTTCTCAAGATTTTTTCAGCTTCTACTTTTGCACTAGGGTATCTTGGGTCTTCCCTTGATTCTAGTAGATAAGCTGTGGCTCTCTTAACTAAATACTCTGGATCTGGGCAAGGTGATACATCAGATGGACTTACCATTGATGTAGGTTTTGCATAATAGTTTATGTATATTGAAGCACCTGATGCAAACTGCCCACTTGCTGTTGCTGGGTTGAATACTGCTGAATACCCATCTTTGTAATCACCCATAACATAAAAGTATGGTGAGCTCTTATCCTTTTGACTTCTTTGTTGTGGCAGTACTTGTGGAAACTCATCTGTACTTCTTCCTGTTGGTACTTTAGGATACCCTGATATTTTTCTAAAATCTGTTGGCAAGGCAACTGTTACATTGCTAGAAGGAGTTGATGTCATTGTGTTGTATTCTTTGTAGAGTACACTCCAATCATAAAGTTGTGCCCACTCATCTTGCGACATATTTATATATCTAGTTCTAAGAAGCCAATCCTCAGATGAATAATCTGGTGCTGATGAATCTTGGTCTATTAGTGCTGATATTCTTGCTTGTATTTCTTCTAATGTAATCATAAGTAGCTTGATGTTATATGAAAGACATCCCTTTCTTCTGCTATGTATTTTGAGTTATTTATTCCTTTACTTCGTAAGTATTTCTCCCACTTATCGTGTGGTTTTGTTTGATCTGTATTTATATAAGCTAGTCTTGCTGTTCTTCTATTACTACCAAATAGTGCAGTTCGCATATCACTAAGCCTTTTAGGGCCGTTTGATGCGTCAGAAGTATCAGCTGCTAATCTTATTATTTCATTCTGTGTTCTATGATTTGCCATAAAAAATACCGACCCATTAAGAGTCGGTTTTAATTTCTAATTTCTACCTATGTAAATTATACACTACAACTTAGGGAACACGACTTCCTCTGGTGTTGCAAAATCTTGTGTGATATCTCTTAACTTGTCCCTGTAATCTAAAACATTTTGTGGAACTGCTATACCTTTTTCTGTTGCATAGGTTATGTGCCAATCACTCTGTGCTAGTAGGTAATTTCTTGTTGCTCTAATATCATCCCAAGTTACTCCTGCTTGTTGTGGTTTAACTAACTGCCCATCAACATATCCATCTCCTACTTCTACACCCTCTGGCATATCTATCCAGATTAGACTTTCGTGAACAGGGTAAGTGTTTTCTGTTATATCTATTATTTTTTCATTATGTATTAGTGCTTTCATTATGCCTCCATATATTCATAAACTACTACAACTCCATCTGTACCTGCACCACCTGTGTAGTTGGCAACACTATCGTAAGTAGCACAACCACTACCACCACCACCATATCCAATTCCGTCATTTCCATTTTGGTTTACTGCTACTTTTTGAGGACCACCACCACCATACATTGAACCACCACCACCACCAGATACTTGTCCATATCCAGCAGTCGCAAGGTTAAATCCATTTGGTCCTG